AATACATGGTGTATGCAAAGAAAAAATGGCCAGAAGAATGGCGTAATAAACTTAGCACATTTAATCACAGATATTTTTCAACACCACTTACAGATGATATCATAGAGAGAAAAAAGAAAGATAACAAAGACTATGGTTTTAAATGTAACGAGGAACCAATGTGTAATCATTGTGATAAACAATTATGCAAGACTAGAAAGTTTGGTATTGGTACGCAATTACTATTTCCACAACTTTCTGATTTACAAATTGTAAAATTAGATCCACCACTATACAGACTCAATGTAGATGGTGAGAGAGTAGAAATAAAAGCGGAAGAATTACAAGAGCAAAGACTATTTATAAGAGCGTGTATGAATCAAATACACAAGTACCCACCAAAATTAAAACCAAAAGATTATGATATCATGGTCACATCTTTGATGGCTAATCCAGAACTTGTAGAAGCACCAGAAGGTGCATCTAAAAAAGATCAACTATCACAACATCTTGAAAACTATTGTACAAGTAGAACTGCAGAAGGTGCAACAAAAGAAGATATGGAGTCTGGTAACGTATGGAACAAAGGTGGTTATCATCACTTTATCTTTGGTGAATTTTATCACAAATTTTTACACAGACATAAATGGTCAGAGAAGTATGACGTAACAAACTTTTTACTTACAGAACATTGTGGTTGCGAAGTTGTAAGAATGAATATAGGTAAAAAGAAACTATCTATTATAAAAGTACAAGAATTTGAAAAAGAAGACATGAAGGTAAAAGAGAGAGTATTTAGAAAGGAGGATGCATTTTGAGGAGAAGACCATCATTCAAAAGTGATATATCGGTTATCACAGTAATCTGTATAGCTACTATTTTAATGACACATTTATTATGAAAACGATTGTATTAGGACCACCAGGCACAGGGAAAACTACCACTTTATTAAACGAAGTGGATAAGTATTTAAAACAAACAGATCCAGACAAGATAGGATATTTTTCTTTTACACAAAAAGCTGCTTACGAAGCAAGAGACAGGGCTATGTCTAAATTTAATTTATCAGAAGATGATCTACCATATTTTAGAACACTGCATTCTTTAGCATTCAGAAGATTAGGTATAAAGAAAGATGAAGTTATGCAACGTAGACACTATGAAGATTTAGGTAGAAAGATGAATTTAATAGTAGATTATCATGAATACGATAACGAACACACAGGACTATTTACAACTAAAAGTGATTTACTACGTATTGTACAATTAGCTAAATTACGAGGTATCACACCAGAACAACAATTTAATTTAAAAGAACATACACAAGATATAACAGTTAAACAACTTAAACAGTTTGTACATGATTTAGATCAATACAAGAAAGATTATAACTTAATTGATTTTGCAGACATGATTACAGAATTTGTAAAAGCAGACCGATCACCACGATTTGATGTAGTATTTATAGATGAAGCACAAGATTTATCTTCATCACAATGGACTATGGCAAAATCTATTTGGAATAAAACACAAGATACATTCATAGCAGGAGATGATGATCAAGCTATATTTAGATGGGCTGGTGCAGATGTAGATAGTTTTATAACTCAAACAGGTAAAATCATGCAACTTACACAGTCATACCGAATACCGCAGGTAGTGCATGATATTGCAATGAAGATAGTAGGAAGAATAAAAAACAGGCTCCCAAAAGAATGGCAACCAAAACTGCAAAGAGGTTTACTTTCATATTATGATGACTTTGAACAAGTTAACATGAAAAAAGGTAATTGGCTAGTGTTAGCTAGAACTAGATTTATGTTAAATGATCTAGAGGATAAGTTATATTCACAAGGGTTGTATTACGAGAACAAGTTTAAAACAAACAAAGAACAAGATCTGTACACTGCAGTAAATGATTGGGAAAATTTACGTAAAGGTGTGGATATTAATTACGACCAAATTAGTAGGATATCATCTTACATGTCACCAAAACATTTTGAAAAAAATTGTTTGAAGTACATGGACAAAGATGCAAGACACACTATGCAAGGTTTACTAGAAAGAATGTGGTTGAAAACAAATGATGTATGGTATAATGCTTTTGATAATGCGCCACAGAAGAAAGTTAGATATATAAGAAGGATGAGGGAAAACGGTGAGAAGTTAAACTCTGCTCCAAGAATTACTCTGTCTACAATACACGGAGTTAAAGGTGGTGAACAAGAAAACGTAGTTCTCTTGACTGATCTATCTAGAAACACACAAAGAAACTACGAACAAAATCCTGATGATGAGAATAGATTATTCTATGTTGGTGCAACTAGAACAAAAAATCATTTACATGTCATCAGACCAAAAGACATTTATAAAGGATATAAAATATGACAGACGTAAATATGTTTGATGAAGACAAACCACAAAATAAACAAATAGGTGGATCCCATTACATGTACTTTGACATTCAGCCATACGAGTTTATTTCAAAAAATAATCTCACGTTCTTCCAGGGCTGTGTTATAAAGTATGTGTGTAGATACATGCACAAGAACGGTGTAGAGGATCTAGATAAAATTATACATTACTGTGAATTAGAGAAAAAGAAATTACAAGATGCTACACCAGAACAATTAGAAAACTGGGTAGATGGATATAGAAAATGGAAAGAGGAAAATGAAAACGCCTCTTTTTAAACCACAAACAGAGTGGATACCACCAACAGACTTTCCTGATTTAAGAAAGTATGATGAGATAGCCATAGACTTAGAAACAAAAGATCCAAACTTAAACGAAAGAATGGGGTCTGGTTCTGTTGTAAAGGTTGGTGACGTTGTAGGTATATCGTTAGCTACACACGACTGGTGTGCATACTATCCAATAGCACACGAAGGTGGTGGTAACATGGATCGTAAGATGGTTCTTAATTGGCTTCAAGATCAAATGCGATCGGACTCTACAAAAATATTTCACAATGCAATGTATGACGTGTGTTGGTTAAGATCACTAGGCATACAAATTCAAGGTCAAATCGTAGATACAATGATAGCTGCATCTCTTATTGATGAAAATAGATACAGGTATGATTTAAATGGTATATCAAGAGATTATCTTGGTAAAGGTAAAGACGAAGCTGCACTATATGAAGCTGCAAAGTCTTGGGGTGTAGATCCAAAAGCAGAGATGTATAAGCTACCAGCTATGTACGTTGGATCTTACGCAGAGCGTGACGCCCAACTTACATTGGAGCTATGGCAGGAGTTTAAAAAAGAGATAATGCACCAAGATATTGAAAACATCTTTGAAATGGAAACTAAACTGTTTCCTGTATTAGTTGATATGAGATTCTTAGGTGTACGTGTAGACCAAGATAAAGCAGCCATTGAAAAACAAAGAATGGTTGAAGAAGAGAAAAGATTACTTGGTGGTGTATATGCAGAGACAGGACAAGAGGTACAGATCTGGGCTGCAAGATCTATTGCAAAAGTATTTGATAAACTTGGTTTACCATATGATAGAACAGCAAAGACACAAGCACCAAGCTTTACTAAAAACTTTTTAGCTAATCATCCACATAAGATTGTACAAGCTATTGCAAAAGCAAGAGAGATAAACAAAGCACATACGACATTTATAGATACAATACTTAAATATTCACACAAAGGTAGAATACATGCAGAGATAAACCAGTTACGTGGTGACAGTGGTGGTACGGTTACAGGTAGATTCAGTATGAATAATCCAAACTTACAGCAAATACCTGCAAGGAACAAAGACCTCGGACCACGAATAAGAAGTTTATTTATACCAGAAGAGAATTGTAAGTGGGGTTGTTTTGATTACTCACAGCAAGAACCAAGACTTGTAGTTCACTACGCAGCATTACAAGGTTTTTATTCTGTAGAGGATGTTGTTGATGCATACAAACAAGGTGATGCAGACTTTCACCAGATTGTATCTGATATGGCAGAGATACCGAGGACACAAGCTAAGACGATCAATTTGGGTCTTTTCTATGGCATGGGTAAAAATAAATTACAAGCAGAGTTAGGTATAAACAAGTTACAAGCAGAAGAATTATTTAAACAATATCACACTAAAGTGCCTTTTGTTAAACAACTTATGGATGCTGTGATGGATAGAGCACAACGTAAAGGTAAAGTAAGAACGTTGCTGGGTCGATTGTGTAGGTTTCATTTATGGGAACCAAATCAGTTCGGTATCCACAAGCCATTACCTCACGATGATGCGCTCGCGGAACACGGACCAGGGATCAGAAGAGCATACACATACAAAGCTTTAAATAGATTGATACAAGGATCTGCGGCAGACATGACAAAGAAAGCTATGATAGATTTACACGCTGAAGGCATCATACCACATCTACAAGTACATGATGAATTAGATATATCTATACAAAATAAAAAAGAAGCAGAAAAGATTAGAGAAATAATGGAGTCAACTGTTGCTCTTGAAGTTCCCAATAAAGTAGATTATGAAGAGGGAGATAACTGGGGCAGTATAAAATGAGGATTTATTATGGCATATCTAAACGCAAACATACCACCGGAATACGCACAGATAAGAAGGGAGTATCTATATGACCTTAAGAAACATCATGGTGAAGTTGAAGACTGTATTATTTTTGGTCTTTCGGCTATTACGGGGCGTAGTATCCTTT